GTCAAACACCCTATCATAGATTTTACCAAGAGCTTCATGTTCTGCAAACCCTCTAGTTTGCCAATGAAGTTCATGTAACTGTAATTCAAAGTAGTTTAATTTAGCCTTGATTGAATCAAGACTTAAGCTGCTTCCAGCTGATTCCATCATCCCTTCTGGAAATAGTGATTTGATTGCCATATTGTTTGGTTTATATTGATACAGTCATTAATAATGCTTGCTGTGCAGAACAGATTGCTTGCTTCTGAGCATCTGTCATCACTAAAGTTAAATTTGTACCACCTGTTGTAGAGAATGTTCCAAGAACAGGATATGTAAGATTTAATTTAGTAACAAGATCTGCAACAGTAGAAGATGATTGTGAAGATGCAAGAGTTGTAACTAATGTAGGAGTCTTTTTAATTGAAACTTTAACATTACCATCAAAGGCTGTAAGAGGAGTGATAACTAAATTTCCTACACTTGTAGCTAAGATGTCAATATTTGTAGTTGCAGTTATACCTGAGGTAGTTGAACCACCAAATGCTACACTAATACTTCCAGCAGTTCTGCTAGTGATAGTGATGCTAACTATATATTGTTGTCCTATTACAGCAGCTAATGAATTTGATAAAGTGGTTGTTCCTGTTGTATGAGTGTACCCTGCAGCAAATGAACCAGTCCAACCAGCAGTAGCAGTCCATCCAGTAGAAGAAAGTAATTCACTTCCTATAGATCCACCACAATACAATCTCACTTTGAAATTAGAAATTGAAGTAGCTACAGTTGTAGTTAATGTATGGTCTGTACAGCATTCATAACCTTGAACTTCTGTCCATTTACCAACTTTAGGTTTTTTACGTCTTAGGATTAATGATCCAGCAACAACTCTTCCGCTACCATCATAGCGAACAAAGGCTTTTAAATCTCTCTTATTAGTCATAACTAATTGTTTTTGGGGTTGTTAATAATTAAGTTTATATTTACTTTTTAATTCAACAAGTTTGGATGCATAGAAATATGTACAATACTTCTTTGTCTTTTCATTTTCCATTACATCATTTAAATGTTCATCTTTAAAAGGATCAGCTCCTAAGTGATATTTACCTTTATAAAACATAGGACAGTCAAACATGTAATCACCTGTTACACCAGCATTGTGAAATATTGCTGTTCTATCTAGTTTTGTTATAGGATCTGAGGCCCATGAGAATTCTAGTTCAGGAACTACTTTAGTTTCTTGTTCTCTCAACCAGAGATTCCATAACACAGCCCACATATCTGCACACCAGCTTTGGAATCCTGAGTTCTCATCTTTAAAGAACTCTCTGTTTATTTTTTGTAAATAAGCACGAATGATTATACAATCTTTCTCCACCTTATTCCAAAATGATCCATCTATATTCTTAAGGAGATATTGTGCTCCTCCTGAATTAAGATTATTCTTTTCACATGTTGCTCTGTCTATTCCTATTAGAGATGTAACTTGTGCAAGAATGTCAAGGGTTTTATATTCTTCTAGTTTCTCTGGAAGAACATCCTTGATTTTACTATCAAAATATGAGGCATTGATGTAGCTATTTGTATCAGACAGATAGTTTATTTCATCATCTATAAACTTATCAATATCAAATCTCTCTGTAATTATTATATCGCTATCACAATAGAAAACAGCCTTATCTTTCATCTCTGGATGCTCATAGAAATATTTCTTTAAACAGAAAGGACGCAGAACAGGAATATATATTCCTAGTTTACCACTCACTTCATTATCTACATCTTTGTAGAAATGAAACTCTGTTTCAGGATAGAGATCAATAATCTGTTGCCATTTGGGATTCTTCTCTCTGAAGCTTGGAATAAATATTAAGACAATAGCTTTGTCTGAATGTCCTAGCTTTCTTAAGCTTTCCACCCATAAGTGCACCTGCCATGTGTAATATGTATCATCAGGCTGGCAAACTATGAACTTTAGTTCTTTGCTCATATATGTAGTTTGTTGGTTTAAGCAGTAGTGGTACTGGTTGTTGTAGTGATATTCTTACCAAGAATAGCTGTAAGCCTTTCAAGTTGCACAAGCCATTCATAATAAAGCTTTGCTTCCTGACTCCATCCTATTTGCTGACTTAGTTTTCTCATTATTTAAACTGTTATTATTGTCACTGTATTTCCTTGTAATGGATCTGTTAAATATTGTATATCTCCATCTGGATTTCCTCCATTGCAAGTCATTAATGCTGCAGGAACTGTAAGAGTTATTGTTCTTCCTGTTATATTATTAAATACAAAATCATTTCCTGTTGTGCCTCCTAGATCTGTACAAGAAGAAAGATCTATTGTATTTAAAGGACAATTTTCAAATACACTAGGCCCAACAATTGTTGCTAATGGGAAATTAGCTACAGTTATATTTGTATTAATAAAACAATTGTCTGGAATATATTGTACTAATGGAGCATTAATTGAAGTTATATTAGAACCATTAAATGTACCATCAACTCCTAAATTTGTTAATAATGGAAAATTAACTGATGATAAAGCATATGTAAATTGAAATCCTCCATTATTTATAATTGCAAGTTTTGGGATTTGAATTGTAGCTAAATTTTCACATCCAGCAAATGGATTATCTGAATCTAATTCTACAACTTCTGCAAAACTTGCTGATATTAATCCTGTATTATAAAAAAAACAACTATCTCCTATATGTAATAACACTCCTGTATCCACTACAGAAATTAATTGATTTGCAAAACCAGTTACACCACCAGAAAATAACTGATAATTAGTTGTATTAATATTTCCAGGATTTGATAGTATTATATGTGTAGAATCTGGAATACTAACACTAGTAAAAGGAGTTCCTTTAGTTGGTAAATCAAATGCAAGGTTCCAATTAGCTACATCAGTTATATCAGTTTGTCCTATAAAATCATTCATCCATCCACTAGCAAATGAATTATTATTCCATTCAAGAGTTATAGTTTTATATGGAATAGCGGTGGTACTGCTTGTAGTAGTGCAACAATGATCCCATACAATCTCAAGCTTTTCTAATTGCCTGATGATATTGTATATCAACTTGCTCTCTTGAGACCATCCTATCTGTTGGCTAACTCTCATTATGGATTTAATAAGTTGATTTTATATTGACTACCATTAATAGTGATAACTAAAAAGTTTCCTGAATCACTACCTGCACTATTAGAAGTTAATGTTCCATTACCATTATCACTAAGATTGATACTATCTCCACTAATTGTTGTAGTGCGAGCAGAATCATCAACCTTAATGAATGTATTATTATTATATCCTGCAAAGTCTCCAAGATCATATTCGCTAATTGAAAAATCTATATTTAAACCAATTGTATTATTACCATTAAATGTTTGTATACCACTACCAGAACCACCAGCAGAATTTATCTTTAATACAGCACTTGAAGTTACATTACCTACATCTCCAAATGAATAAAGATTATTAAGAAAGTCTAAATACATTCCTTTATCATTTCCACCATGTTCTGTTCTTATTCTTTCATTAGATGCTTCTACAAATAATTTTGTTGAAGTATTTTGATTGTCTATATCTCCAAAAACTGCATTTCCATCATAAAAAAATTGTGCAATTTGATTACCAAAGCTGGTGAATATTAGATTATTACCATTAAATTCTATACCTCTAGAGCCTGTAAGAGGTTGTGCTTGTAATAGAACAGAGTCTATACCTGGTATACTACTACCAGCAGCATATGCTACACCTGTAAGTTTCTCCATCTGAGAAGATATCTGCCATAAGAGATTACTCTCATTTGACCAGCCTATTTGTTTGTTTGGAATTGCCATAATTGTAAAATTATATTATTTATTCGTATTAACAATGTAATTAAAAAAGTTACTATAACTAATTTAATTATTGCCTACCTACCCTGCCCTCTATATTTCTTAGGTCTTGGTGTGTGTTTGTTGTATGATTTCTTTGGAGAACCATGTTTTCTTCTTCCAAATGTAAGCTTTCTTGTAGCTTCTCCTGAGGATTTACCTTTTACCTTTGCCATTGATTATTTTTTAAAATAAAGATCAGCTTCTGCCTTTCTTCTGTTGATTAGTCCTTTTATACCACATTCACCATTAGAGCATGTCCATTTCATAAATTCATCTCTAATAGCTGGATCATTGGGATTAGCATTCACTTTCTCTCTCAGATGAGATTGTTTTAGGGAACCTTCTCCTAGATTATATGTGAAGCTCACTAGAGCTCCAAACTGATTATCAGTAAGATCATCTCTAATAAGAAGATCTACACCCTTTAACTTTTTACCCACCTCATACTTCAGAAACTGTACAGCTTGTGCCTCAGTGATAGCTGGATCACCTATCTTCACCATATTACCATTTCTATATGTAGGAGGATATTGAATAGTACCATAACCAATAGTATCTACCCCTGGTCTATCATTCTTTCCATGATATGGCTTTAAGGATAGTCCCTCAAAAGACTTAATGAGGTTTATACAATTGTCATTTATTCTTATCATTTCTGAAACTTATTTTCCAATAAGATGATATGCCATATTGAATCTGACCATTCATATCTAATCCTGCTGATACACCAAATATCTGATCTCTTTTATTTTTGAATAAGAGGCCTATGTTAATCTGGTCTAGTGGAGTTAGTTGATTACCCTGTACAGATCCACCAATATACAGCTGATTTCTTTTCTTCTCTGGTATAGTGATAGTGGTTGTAATAGTAGGATAGTGCAAGTTGTAATGTGTACTTCTGCCTATAATTACATTCTTACTCACTGTGTCTGTAATATAGATGTGTCCAATTGAGTCAATCTTGATACTATCAGATGATATGTTCTTTGCTAGGAGCTCTCTGACTAAAGCCTCATATTGCTTAACTAGCTTGCTCATATCTGAGGTATCTGGTAAGTATTCTGTGTTCCATCTGTCAATAGGAACAGCATAAGATTCTGTCTTAATTAGTTGAGGTTTAGATATAATGGTGGAATCCTTCTGCACCCAAACAGTATCTCTTGTTATCTGTGGGGCTGTGGGATGCTCAGGATTTCCACCACCACACCTTTGTAAAAGTATGATGATTAATAAAGCAACTATTAAGAGTTCTGATATACTAACCTTTTTTAGGTCTTTTAGGATCATCTGTAAAGAAGTTTGATATTATTTTTGAAACAAATCCAGTGATAAAGACTGTTGTACCCATTTTAACATTTCCATTCATGGAAACTATGGTTCCTGCAAACACAGAAGCTGAGGCTATACCATCAGCTATTTGTCTTACACGCTTAGGTGTAGGTTCCCAATAATGTTTCCAACCAAATTTCATATTAGCGTTTTATACTAGTGTATATAGAGATGAGGTATTGCATAAGCATTGCACCACCCATAATAAGACCAACTGTCCAGCTCACCTTGTTCTTGAAACTTTCATATCTTTGCTGTTTCTTCTCAAGTTCCATGATTTTAACCTTGAGGATGTTCATTTCTTCAATTAGTCCTCCCTGCTTAGTAAGGGGATTACCAAGAATAGCGTCAACAACTTGTGTTAATTTAATGTCTAGTTTGTCTAGTTTATCTTCCATTTCAGATAATCTTAAATCCATACTTAAAAGTTCGTCTTTAATAGGTGATTTTTCCATAATCATTATGCGTTAAAACAAAAAATACCCCTATCCTCCCTATATATTAGGGAAAACTGGAATATTTAGTTAAGGTTGTTGAGCTTTGAATACAAAGCTATGTTAATTAATTGAATTATCCAAATTTATTTTTAGCTTTGGTAATCTAAATATTGATGTTCTTCTGGTATTTCACAATCAACTATTTCAAATACTTCAGGATGCTCCAAAATAGAAGAATGTTCTTCTAATGGTTTAATCCAATCAGTAGTTATTACAATTGTGTAAATGCTTAAATCTTTTTGTCTAATATGTTTCATTATGCTGCAAAATATTGAATAGTTGCTCTTGCTGTTATAAATGAACCAGCTAATCTAAAAATCCAAATTTCATAACCAGTACCAGTTGAATTTGTCCTTAATTCTGATATTCCACCACCAACTGTTGTGCTATGTCCAGCATTTATAATTGCAGTTGCTAATGTGCCACTTCCCTCATATAAAAAAGCATTATTTGCCGTTGAGCCAGTAGGTATTTCAGGTGCAGGAAGGTCAGAAGGTAATGCACATGTAACTGCAGTTAATGCTGCACCAGCTACTGAATAAATTAATGTTATCCTAAGCGTAACTAATTTTCCAACTTGTGACCATCTATAAGAATGATTTGTACTTCCTGATGGTGCAGTTGTTCCAGTCCATGATATTGTTCCACTATATGTTTGTTGTGCAATACTTTTAAATGTATTATCTGTTGCATTAGCTGTTCCAGCAGTGTTGTTTGCCCTAAATGTATAAGCAGATAAGGATATGTCTTGTTTAGTTCCTATTTGAGTTTGAATAGCAGATGTTACACCCTTTACATAACTTAGTTCAGTTAGGGAAGGATAAGTTGCTGTTGTCAGGGAACCTATGGTACTTCCTGTGGTATTAAAATAAGCTATCTCATTATTAGTACCAGTTCCCGTAACAGGATTAGTAAGGGTTGCTTGCTTACCATTAATCTGTGTCTGTATTGCAGATGTTACTCCTTTTACATAAGATAATTCTGTAAGACTTGGATAGGTAGCTGTAGATAATGCAGCTATAGTATTTGTTCCACTCCAATAAGTAATTTGATTTGTTGTACCTGTACCTACTGATGTTAGATATGTGTTTGTGTCTAGGGAAAACGAACCAGCTGCATCCATTTTTACAAATGGTGTACCACTAGTCCATGTAGGATAATTTGCTACAGCAAAAGTACCTAATCCTAAAGATGTTCTACCTGTAGATGCTACTAATCCTGTTGCTCCACCATCCCATTTAAGTCTATCAGTATATCCTGTATTAAAATTAGTCCAATCAGAACTTGATAAAGCTCCTCTATTAGATGCAGATG